GTTTTTCTATGGATGGAAGAACTTCTTTCATGACCCATTTTTTGAACAGTTTGGCTAATGGTAGTTTACATGCAAAAATGAGAGAATATAAACCTTCTTCATTTATATATGCCATTTTACCATCGTTATAAGTATGGTTGGTCGTAGTATTAAAAACTACGACCAAACTTTTCAAACTATTTTTGTTTTCATCATCAATATGAATATTAATAGCTTGTCTATAATCCGAATATTCCAAAATATCGCACACATCTCTACCACAAAATCAAGGATCTTCATTTGTTCCAAAGATGCGAACTGATTTATTGTTGTAGGTTAAAATTTTATTCAAATGCTCCAAATTATGAACATGTATTTTGTATTACTTTTCGTAATATAAAAATTTATTAGAAATTATTAAATTTATTTTTTAATATTTATACCTCCACATCGGATTTATTGCTGCTCCTATTTGCTGCACTGCCTTCCATATATCCCGTTGGTCCCGTTCGCCCTGTAGGTCCTGTTGGACCTGTTCTACCTGTAGGTCCGGTAGTTCCTGTATCACCAGTGTTTCCAGTGTCACCTGTATATACATCCCTCTTCTTCTTTTCAAGCTTTACATTTGGACTCGTACTCTTCAAATGCTCTTCAAACTTTGAGCGAACTACAATATTATTTTCAGACTGATACGATTCTATTGCTTCCCTTATTGACTCTATTGTTTCATCGTCCAATTTATTTGCAGCGATCTGTACTTCTTTTGGTTCATCTCCAGCCCTAAGATAAGCTATTTTGATCTGTTCCAATTGAATTGGAGGGGTTGCAAGTTTATTGTATCTTCTAATATTTTTTGTCGGTTCTCATTCACGTACAATAAAACTTCAGTACTACCATCTATAACAGCATCCAGACACTTGACAAGCCAATCGAAATGCGCGAAGCGGTACAGTTCTTTTGATTTGTTTTCTAAAAATCCAATCAACATTCCTGAAATAGCATGTTCAACAGACCTGTACGATATCGTTTTTTTGAGATATACAAAAAAGTGATTGTTAGAATCACTTTTGCCTGTGTTGTACTGAGGTAATCTGGATTTGACAAGTTCGAAAGATTGACATCCTCCAACTTTAAATTTATTAGTTTGTTGATCTTGGGATGTTGTTGCGATGTAAATGTATTCGGAGGGTTCAACTTTCTTAGTGGCTTGATTAAAGTCTAAAGTTTTTCTGAGTTGTTCTTTGAGCTTTGAGGTTTCGGAGCGGAGTTTAGATTTGGCATCTTCAAGCTCTTTGTCTTTTATTTCAACTTTTTGTTCAGCTTCTTGTCGAGCTTTTATTTCTTGTTCTTTTTCATGTTTTTCAATTTCTAATTTTTTCATAGCGTCTGTCAGTTGTTCTTGTAATTTATACTGACCTGTTTTTCGAATAGATGGTAGAACTTCTTTCATTACCCATTTTTTGAACAATTTGGCTAACGGTAATTTACATGCAAAAATAAGAGAGTATAAACCTTCTTCATTAATGTAACTCGCTTTACCGTCGTTATAAGAAAATTTAATGGTTGTCCAGTTGAATTGGACTACCAAATCTTTTAAACTTTTTTTATTTTCATCGTCTACATTATTTAATAAAGCATCTCTGTATTTTTCATATTTCAAAATATCGCACACATCTCTACCACAAAACCATGGATCTTCGTTTGTTCCAAATATCCTTACGGTCTTTTGATTGCGCGCTTGCGCGCTGGCGCCTTCGGCGCTGTATGTTAAAATTTTATTAAGATGTTCCAAATTATGGGCATCAAAATTAGCGCAGCGAAGCTGCGCCGCGGCGCTTTGCGCCGTGTTTTCGTTATTTATTGTTGACATTTTATTTTTTCGTATTGATTTTTTCATTAAAAATCAATTTATATTGGCAGACGCCATGTTTTATATAAAACATGATTTAAGGATAAGAAAATTATAATAAAAAAGAAACCATGTCAAACATTCAACAAATAACACAAGAAAATCAACAATTGAAACAACAAAATGATCAATTAAATCAACGAATTAATAAATTAACCCAACAACTGGCTGATGCAAATCGAAACATTCAAACTAAAGAGTCTAATAATAAAAGTTTAGAAAAAGATCTTTTAACTTATAAAGCAGAGATTGGAAGAATGAGTCAATTAAACTTACATCTCGCTCAAAAAGCAACAACACCGACTTGTTCCAGATGTCGAATGTAATTTTGCTTTAGCTCCCTTTAATTTTGTATCTTGTTGAGATATAAAATATTAATTCAAACAAATTTACATCTCGCCGCACAAAAAGCAACAGCACCAACTTGTTTAAGTAAAGTCTTTTTAAAAGATAAAAAATTAATAGCGCCTTTGGCGTCGGCCGCTTCCTTCTGGGCGGCTAAATTCCCAATTGTCTGTTTAATTCTCTAACTGCCTCCATTTGGCATTCTTGATTGTAAATATCATTTGCGATTTGTTTATTAAATTGAGTTGCAGTTTCAATCAACACATCTAATTGCTTTAACTTTTTATTATTTTCTTCAATTAAGATTTGATTTTGTTTAGATATTTCGCCTGCCATGTCATCCAATTCTTTTTGAAGATCTTGTGGCAAATTATCAAAAATGTAAATACAATCTGAATCGTTACCATTTCTAACAAAATGATCTAATAATTCTTGATGCGTAAAAGTTTGATAATTATTCAAGATATGCATCGTCTCTTCTTGGCGTAATAAAGTCATTGTTTTTAATTATAAAATATTTTTATAAAATAAATTTGGAACGAGACATTTTCTTATCTGTATCGTATTTTGTATTAAAATTGATTTAAAGATAAGAAAATTATAATAAAAAAGAAAAGCATGTCAAACATTCAACAAGCAAATCAACAATTAAATGAAGCCAACCGAAAAGTTGAACAATTAACTCAACAACTTTCTGAAGAAAAACGTAAAGTTGCGTCGAAAGAATCAGCTCTAAAAAGTTTAGATGCTGAAAATAGAAAAAATATTGCAGAAATTGGACGTCTTCACAGTGAGAATAATAGATTAATACAAGCGGCAAATAGAGCTGTTTGTCAGAGATGCACAATGCGATCTAACTAATTTTGAGGATATAAATTAATACTTTGGCGCCGGACTAAATTCCTAATTGTCTATTCAATTCTCTAACACGCTCTAATTCATTTTCAATTTGATAAATTTCATCATCAAGTTTCTTATTACGTTTAGATGAAGCTTCAAGTAACTCATCTAAATTTTTCAACAGAACAACATTTTGTTTAGATATTTCACCTGCCATATCATCCAACTCTTTTTGAAGATCTTGTGGCAAATTGTCAAAAATATAAACACAATCTGAATCATTATTATTTTTAAAAAAATGATCCAATAAGGCGCCTAAGGCGCTGCGGCGCTCTGCGCCCTCTTGATGCGTAAAATTTTGATAATTATTTAAGATATGCATCGTCTCCTCTTGGCGTAACAAAGTCATTGTTTTTAATTTATAAATTATTTTTATAAAATTCAATTTGGAACGCTTATTCGTTTCGTATTTTATATTAAAATTGATTTAAAGATAAGAAACTTATAAATAAATTAATTCAACAAAATGGTCAATTAAATCAACGAATTAATCAATTAACCCAACAACTGGCTGATGCCAATCGAAACTAAAGATTCAAATAATAAAACTTTGGATAGAGATCTTCAAAAATATAAAGAACAATATGAAAAAATGTGTCAAACAAATTTACATCTTGCTCAAAAAGCAACAACACCGACTTGTTCCAGATGTCGAATGTAATTTTTAAACCCCTTTAATTTTATATCTTTTTGAGATATAAAAAATATTAATTAATAACACCCAATTGCCTGTTTAATTCTCTTACAGTTTCCATTTGACACTCTTGAATATGAATGTCATTAGTGATTTGTTTGTTAAAGTTGGTTACTGCTTCAATCATTACGTCTAATTGTTTTAACTTTTTATCATTTTCTTCAATCATTTCATCTTTTACTTTTACTTCTTCTGCTGCCATATCATCAATTGTTTTTTGAAGTTTTTCAGGCAAATTATCAAAAATATAAATACAATCTGAGTCGTTTCTATATTTTAAAAAATAATTCAATATATATTGAGGTGTGAAATTTTGATAATTGTTCAAGATATGCATCGTCTCTTCTTGGCGTAACAAAGTCATTGTTTTTTATTCCGAAATATTTTTATTTTAAAGATTTGAATCACACTTTAAAAATGGATAAATTCGATTGGGAATCTGATATCAAGATCGTAATTCTTGAAAAATATAACCAAAAAGTTAGCACACATCAAATTTATTACTTTTGCCACAAAACATCTTTTGATCCTACCAATTTACAAAATTATTCTTTGGAACAGCTTTACGATTTCTGTATTTCACCTCGATCAGCATTTAGATTTTTTATTATAGCTGCAATTATCAAAGTTTTGTCCATAGATTCTGAAGACGCGCAAAAATATTTGAAAGAGTTTGAACAAAAATATTTAAGCGTGATTCGCTCAATTGATATTGCCAAATCAATAAATTTAGATGATCAACCAAAAGAAGTTCAAAGTGTCAAACAACTTGTAACTTCCCATTTTTTGAATTTGTTAGACGTCGTTAATAATGTGGAAGAACTTTATGAAGGATTACAAAAAAATCTGAAAGGAATAAATATAGGTCGCAAAATTCCTATATGTGCATCAATCTTGAGATTACAGAATCGAAATGAGTTAGCTGACATGTTAATTGAATATTTTGAATCTAAAAAATTACCTCCGTGGCAACAATTTCAACAAGAAAGTAAATGGAAAAAAGAATTAATTGATGAAATTTACCCCGTCATTAACAAACGAATTGAAAACAATAGTTCATACGCAGATGTTCGAATACACGGCGCTATGAACAGAATTGTAGATTATTTACGAATGTTTGAAAATTATATTCAAGAATGTCAAAAACCAACAACACATAACATTTTGCAATGGTTCTTTGGCACATGTACATTTGAAGGATTAGTTGACGCGTTTGTGCATATTGGTGAAAATTATATAGAGCCTTTGAATCATCTTGTGCGGTCTAAAATTTCACTACATCACGCTTCTGATTTTGTTAAAGTGATGGTGCCATTTTTCAGAGATTACATTCCTCATTATTTCATGTGTAAAAGTAATTTGTCTTTGTTGAAAGGTCCAAATATTTTAATGAAAATTAAAGACAAACGTAAACGACCTGTAGAAACTCGTCGTAATTTCTTTGACAGTGAAATTACTTCTTTACTTGAAGCAGTTGATAATGATCCAAAATGGAAAACAATATTTTTAATTCTTCATGAAGTCGGTTTGAGAGCTGGTGCGATTGGAACGATGAAAATAAAGACAGTTGTTACTCCAAATGGTATATTTTTTGATGAAATCAATCATATTGAAAAACAACAAAAACAACGCACGTTTATTGTAAGTTCAAAATTAAAACAAGCGTTTCGAGAATATTGCGAATTTAAAAAAATTAATTACGTTAAAGATCAAGAAGAATATTTGTTCAAAAATGAAAAAAATAATAATCGATTGAGCAAAGCCGCAATATGTGTCAAGTTACACGATATCGCTGATAAATGCGGAATTAAAGGTATGCATGTTCATCCTCATGCGTTTAGACACACAATTGTAAATAATTTGATGACATGTGGTAATAAATTAGAAAATGTATCAAGATTTATTGGGCATTCAAGCGTGAGTACAACTGAAACGTATTATTGGACAACCGAATTAAGAAATATTGTACCAACAATGAATATTCCGTGGTTACTCACGGCAAAAAAGAAAATTGCATATCCAGAAGATTTGTCATCAGATGAGTCAGATTTTGAAGAGAATGTCGAAAATGTTGAAACATCGACTGTAACATCTGTTATTGATCGTGAAGATTTAATGCAAATTGCTATTGGATTATTGTCGGCAATGCAAAGTGTTTTGACAATTGAACAAAAACAAACATTAAAAGATAGAATACCGAATATTGAGCAAATGTTTGCATTAATTTGTGAACACAGCATTACGTCGTCAACAACTTCGTAATTTATAACATACACGTGTTATAAATTGCTATTTTTCTGAAGATTTAAAAGAAATGTAAATTACTTCGACCTGTTAGCTTACAATAAAAATAATTCATTGGGTTAATTCTCAAATAAAAAGGGCTGCACCAAAATCCTAAGGGTTTTTCGGAATTTAAGAAAAATGAATTGATTAATAAATGGAACATTCTGATTACACATATCAATCATTAGATGATTTAGATGCTGTTAAGAACAGAAAAGATAGATCAGTCCTTACAATATGTTCAATGCATCCTGAACGCTTTTTATCAGCCGATGTTGCTCATCCGAATGAAGTGAAGCATCTGACTATTATTTTGGGATTTGAAAACGATGAAGAATTTTACTATTCTAGATCTGTAGACAAACAACTTGATAAAAGCTGGTTCTACAAATATACTGATAGCCTATGTTCTGATATTATCAACTTTCATAATCTTGAAACGTTGGTAGCTGAAGATTTAAAGTTATCGACTGATTTATGGATAAAATTTGCGAACAATTCGAAACATCTTAAAGAGATACGCTTTTCAGGAACTTATAATCATGGCGAGATTTGTGACAATTTTGAATTTGACAAGAAAGAGGAAGCTCTTGATGCCTTATTTAAGATCCCTACTTTAGAAAAAGTGTATATGAACTTGATAGATTTGCCTTATTTCCCGCCAGGGCCAAGTAATATTAAACAACTTGAATTAGATCATGTAGTGTGTGAAGACTGTAGAATGTCTGAAAGTTATCTTAAAACACCAGAAAATGAAATCAACTCTAAAAATATTAAAGCTATTTACCGACAGAATTTACCGACTCACACAAACATTAAATCTTTAGTTCTTCGCTACTCGAAAGCAACGCCTTATGGTTTAAAAGATTTGAAGCTGGATCAAATGTTTGAATTAGAAGAATTAATACTATATTGTTGGGAAATTGATATTGAACCAATATTATTGCTCCCAAAACTTAAAAAATTTAAATATTATACTTGGATTGATAAAGATGATCCGTTGATGAAGAAGTTGATTAAAGATCCTAATTTAAGATTTCCAAGTATTGAAGAAATGACTTTGCATTTATTTAATAATCCACACTTTGATTTTGATTATGATGATATAAAAAAATATTTAGCTGATGTGTTGAAGAAGCAATGTGTGAATATTAAAAAGTTTGTATTTAATAATGAAAAATTCAGAGAACAAGTGAACTTCTAAAATTAGTCGTTTCTGTTTTCAATTGCATAAACACAACTTAATAAGGTGCATATCGTTCTCCTTCACATAATTTTATCACATAATGCAAAAAAGAAAATTGCATATCCAGAAGATTTGTCATCGGATGAGTCAGATGTTGAAGAAAATATTGACGATGCGATTGAAACATCGACTGTAACATCGGTTATTGATCGTGAAGATTTGATGCAAATTGCTATTGGATTGTTATCAGCAATGCAAAGTGTTTTGACAATTGAACAAAAACAAACATTAAAAGATAGAATACCGAATATTGAGCAAATGTTTGCTTTAATTTGTGAACATAGTATTACGGAGCGAAGCAGTGCGTCGTCAACAACTTCGTAGGAGCTTCGCTCGAAGCATCCCCTTGCCGCCCGGAGGGCGGTCGCGGTAATTTATAACACACGTGTGTTATAAATAATTATTTTTGAAGGCGCGTTAACTAAAAGAAGTGTAAATTACTTCGACCTGTTAGCTTACAATAAAAATAATTCATTGGGTTAATTCTCAAATAAAAAGGGCTGCACCAAAATCCTTTTGGTTTTTCAGTTGTTGTTGGCTCCAGAGCGCACTGCATATTAAGTTTTTGAACGTAGAATAGACGTTCATCTGTAGAATGAAATCTTTTCTTTCTCAATTCATCTCGATGGACTTGACCTACTTCGTTTGTCAAAAGCATGACAGATAAAAAGCTAAGTTGGCGAGCTAAATCAAACTGCATATCTAAATCGGATTGTTGAGCTATTGCTTTTTCAGCCCAGTCGTACATTCGAACAATTTTCCATATTCGAGCTGGAGGTCTATTCAAATCTGGTTCTCCTTTATCCCATTCGTTTGTATCAAACGGAGCTATAATTTTATTGTCCCATGATGCTTCTTCATGAATTGTGCGCAGTCGATCATTTATTTCCATAGCTATTTTCTTTAATTTATCTTTTGGTTTACTTTTTAATTTGTAAGCATTGTTGAATTTTAAGATTTTGGTGTTGAGGTTGAAAACTTTGTCATAATATTCTTTACCGACTATATTAATGACATGTAATTCAAAATCATTAGGTTGATTGTTTTCTTGTTGGTTTTCCTTATGAGATGGATCATCTTTTCTAACTTTTCCTTCTGGTCCATAAAAGAGTAATCCAATGGGAAATCTATACCAATTTCTAACAAAATCTTCTTGCCCAGTGTTTGGATTTTTTAAATAACTGTCAACAGGTCGGGTTCCAATTTTTTTCCATAACTTGTCAGCATAAATTAAGAACATTGTCTGTTCTTGGATTTCTAATATTTTGATCCAGTCAATTTCTTTGTGTTGTAACATATCTTCTGATTGTTGAGAAAGTAGTTCAAAGTAATTTTTATAAAAATCAACAATTGTATTAGATGGAATCATGTGATGAATTGAAAATTTGTCTGGTTTCGGTTCTTTATCTCCGCCTTCTAATTTTTGAACAAAATCTTTCGACAGTCTGAGATATGCAAATTCTCTATCTTTTAATCTATTATTGTGAACAAATGATGATCTTAGTTTAAATTGTTTTAACGATGCAATTACTTCATCTCTATTTATTGGTTTGAAACGACAATGATCAACGAGTTTGATGTTTGTAATTTTTTCTTTTCCTATTTTATTTTTAACATCTTCAAAGATATCAAAGAACGCGTTGAATGATAAAGGCGTTTGATCCTGTTCAATAATTTCACTTTGGTAAAAACGAATTCGTTGAGTGAAACGTGATTTAAATTCATCAACACTATATCCTGGAACGAGTCTGAGGAGATCTTCTGTATCGAAAAAAAAATTTTCTACAAGTTTGTAATTATTAAATAATTCAACATTATTTTCATCTGTGTAGTATCGATACAGTGATACAAGTGATTCGGAAGCATCTTGATGTGAAGACGTAGATGGTGTTGGCACCGGCGTTATTACAGAAGGATTGAAAGTCAGTGAAAACTGAGCAAAAAGCCAAGCAATATCGTCCAATATTTCTTCTTTTGTGAAATCAGCTTTGCTAAAAGTTGCAAAGCATAAAATTAATAAAGGTAGTTTCATTTTTAATATGAATTTTGAACCTTTAAATCAATTAAAGATTAAATTGATAATAATAAATGGAAGAATTAAATGAAATAAAAAAAGAAAACGATTCTGATTATTATACATACCTTAGCGAATTAGAATCTATTCGTGACAGAAAAGATAAATCAACTTTAAGAGTATGTTCAGTTTTTCCTGAACGATTTTTATCAAAAGATATTGCTCACCCAGATGAAGTGAAACATTTGACAATCGTTTTAGACTTTAATCAATGTGGTATTGGTTATACGTATTATACTTGGTATACCAGAGGTAGTGACGATTTATGTTCTGATATTGTCAATTTTCAAAATCTTGAAACTTTAACAGCAAAGGATTTAAATTTATCAGAAGACTTATGGATTAAATTTGCAAATAATTCTAAAAGTCTTAAAGAAATTCATTTTTCTTCATCGTGTGAAATAGATTGTGCTGATAGCTTTTACTTTGACGAAAAGGAAAAAGCTGTTGAAGCTATATTTAATATTTCAACTTTAGAAAAATTAACTATTAATAATTTATTTTTTCCTTATTTTCCACCAGGACCAAGTAATATTAAATATCTTGAGTTATGTACAAACGGTGAAGAAACCATGGATGCACTCAAAACATATAATAAATATTTTGAACAGATTAAAAGTTATGTTAACAATTTTTGCACTCATACTAACATTAAAATTTTAATTCTTGATACATTAAATATATCGCATTACGAGCTTAAAGATTTAAAGTTAGGAAACATGACACAATTAGAAGACCTTGAGATAAGAAATTATTGGAAAATCGATGAACTTGATATTGAATCAATTTTATTGCTTCCAAATCTTAAAAAATTTAGTTGTAGAATAATTGAAACTGATTCATTGATGCCAGCATTAATTACAACATTAAAATCAGATTTAAAGTTTCCCAGTGTGGAAGAAGTAACAATATATGTTTTAACTCGCAGCAACAGTAAATTTAATGTTAATGAAGCGAACAAATATTTAAGTACGATATTGAAAAGAGGTTTAAATTTTCTATTTAAAGTCTTATAAAATTTAAAAATTTATTGTTTCAATTATCAATTAAGAAAGATTAATAATAAAATA